TCGTTGCACACTGGCGAGCGACAGCAGTAGATGGTGACTTTTCAGCTTCATCCTATGGCACTTGCGGGTTTACGCCTGATCCATCTAGCTCCCTTTGGTTAGCTTACGATGACATCACTGAAGAAATCGCGCTGTCTTGGTGCTGGTATGATGGAGTTGACAAAGATGCAATTGAAGCATCGTTGGCCGCAAACATTGAGCTGCAAAAGAATCCAACGCAAGCCTCTGGAACTCCTTGGGCTTAAAACTTAACCAACCACAAAAGGAAATGAAAATGGCCGAGAAAAAAACAGAGCCACAAGTTTCAATTGATGATGTATCTTATATGCTAGAAGACCTGAGCGACGAAAGTCGTTTGCTGCTTGATCACGTTGCAGACCTGGATCGTAAAATCAGATCTGCAAGTTTCAACGTTGAGCAACTTCAGGTTGGAAGAGAAGCATTCTTCGCTAGACTTAAAGAGTCGGTGGCTGATACCACTGCGGAAGGATAACACTATGGAAGAGGAAGCTAAAACGGTAATGGATTCACTGGCGGTAGGTGGTACTGTGGCAACATTGGCGGGTTGGCTTCCTAGTGTTGCCAGCTTATTTACTATTGTCTGGTTATCTCTCAGGATCTGGGAGTCTGATACTGTCCAAAAGATAGTCAAGCGAGACGATTAATGGAAACTTGGGAAGTGATTGTTTCAAGCTGGCCCATTGCTGCTGGCATATTCATACTTGTGCTAACCATTGGCAAGATCCTTAATCGTCTTGAAGTCCTTGAGCAGAAGATGGTTGAGGTATGGAAGGCTATTAACGAGTTGATCCGAAAATGATAGAATCACTTATAGGTCCAATTACAGGTCTTCTGGACAAGTTTATTCCAGATAAGGACCAAAGAGCCAGGCTTGCCCATGATGTCGCTACCATGGCTCAGAAGCATGCTCATGAGATCTCTAAAGCTCAATTAGAGGTCAACAAGGTTGAAGCGGCCCACAAAAGCCTTTTTGTTTCGGGCTGGCGGCCATTTATCGGCTGGACCTGCGGATTAGGCATGTTTGGGAACTTCATCACAATTCCCTTCGCTAACTTTGCCCTTGCGCTGTTTAGCTACGATATCGTCATACCTTTAGTGCCACTAGAGACTATGATGCCTGTCCTAATGGGTATGCTTGGACTTGGTGCGATGAGGACTTACGAGAAAAAGAATTCAGTTCACAGAGATAGGTGATGTTTAAATATTTTACGCTAGAAGAATTTGACTGTCAGGAGACGGGGGAGAATGGGATTAAAGAAGAATTCGTTGCGGCATTGGATGCGTTGCGCGAGAAATGCGGTTTTAGCTTTCGGATTACTAGTGGCTATAGAAGTGCTCGTCATAGCCGCGAGGTTAAAAAGCCGAATGGCCCTGGACAACATGGAAAAGGGTGTGCCGCTGATATTGCTATTTCTAACGGGCGCGAGCGTTACATTATCGTTTCAAATGCTCTTGAGCTAGGTTTCTCAGGAATAGGTATTGCGAAGACGTTCGTTCATGTAGACATCCGTCAAACCACTCCGGTTATCTGGACCTACAAATAAAAGACCCTCCGAAGAGGGCCAAATGAGCCGAAGCTCTGGGAGAAGAGATCGTAGTGTATCACATCTTTTTCCCAATCTGATTATTCTTTTTGTTTACTTCTTAAACTAAACAGTTTACTATGCAACTGTTTCAACTAAGGAGAAGAGCATGGAACAGTCAGAAACTATCAATGAACTCGCTACGGCTTTAGCTAAAGCTCAGTCAGAGATTCGCAATCCAGGCAAGAATACTAAGAACACATTCTTCAAGAATGAGTATGCTGATTTAACCTCAGTGCTTGGTTGTATCCGTCCCGCAGCATCCGCTAACGGACTATCATTCATACAAGCAGTAGAGGCTCAAGACGGGTGCGTATCTGTCTCTAGCCAGATATCCCACGGTTCAGGTGAGTGGATCAGACAGACCGCAAGTCTCAAGATATCAGAAACGTCTAAGAATCCTATTCAGGATCTAGGTTCTATGGCTACTTATCTCAAAAGGTATCAAGCGCAATCAATGTGGGCGGTATGCGCGGACGAAGACACAGACGCTCAAGACTTAGGTATAGAGGACATCTCTGATCAGAAGGTTGCGCGTCTTGATGCCATGTTAAGTTCTACCAACTCCAACAAGTCAGCGTTCCTGAACGTCTACAACGTAGAGAATCTCAAGAGTCTTACTGATGCCCAGTACGAGAAAGCTAAAAAACAGCTTCAGCAGAAGAAAGCTATGCAAGCTAAGGAAGCTAAGTAATGATCTCTGTCTCTTCTGACACTGACGATGCATGGTGGTACATCCAAGATGTGCGTACCGGAGCTATTGACGGGTTTTACAGGCAAAAAGATATGGCAGAAAACTCAATGCGCTGGTGCGTAAGAACGTACAAAAGATGGATGGTGCTTAAAGAAGCAGCCGAAAATGAAACACATCTTGATTTTGAGTTTTGGCTTGACGGGAATGTTGATTGGTTTGAAGACTACTTATACAACAGGGGTGTTTATGCGGATTCATAACGTAGAGCAAGGCTCAGAAGAGTGGTTCGCTCTAAGACTAGGCGTACCCTCTGCTAGTAGATTTAAAGACCTACTGACTCCCACAGGCAAGTCTAGTGCCAGTGCAGAGAAGTACATGCATGAGCTGCTTGCAGAGAAGATGTCAGGCAAACGATTTGATAGCTTTGACACCTTCCACATGAAGCGAGGGCGAGACCTAGAACCGGAGGCCGCAAACGTATTTAGCTTCCAGACCGATTTAATCTGCCGAGAGATAGGGTTTGTAACCAACGACGATCAAACAGTTGGTTGCAGCCCTGACAGGCTAATCCAAGATCTGTCTGGACTAGAAATAAAATGCCCGATGCATACTACGCATGTGAAGTATCTGATTGATTTTCACAACAAGAACGAAATGCCATCTGAGTATTACGCTCAAGTTCAGGGAACGATGATGCTGATGGACTTACCAGACTACTGGTTTATGTCTTATCACCCTGACTTACCCAACCTAATCATGAAAATAGATCGTGATGATAAGTACATCGCTAACCTTTCAGCGGCGATTGATAAATTGCTGGAAGATCTTGAAAATAACTTAACTCTTTTAGGGAGAATTTAATGCAATACGATAATCGTGGACAAGTGTCAATGTGGAAAAGCGACAGAGCAAATGGACCTACCTTGTCCGGCAAAGTTGTGGCTCACAGAGACATTAAAGAAGGCGAGACTCTAGACATCGCTTTGTGGCGGCAGGATGCCTCTGGCAACCAACCAATCATGAAGGGCAAGATCAATGATGTTTGGGTTTCTAGTCAACCTAAAACGTCTGGACCTGCGCTCACTGGCAAGGAAGTGTATGACGATGTCCCGTTTTAATTTTGGTAAGTCGCTAAGATTGGGCCAAGTGATCAAGGGGGTGAGTTCTACGGAACTCGCTACCCAGCTTGGTATTACTAAACAGCAGGTCTCTCAGTGGAGATACAGGGAAGACGCGAAGCTTTCTCTGGTAGACAAAGTCTCCAAGCAGCTAGGCATGCACCCGTTTGATTTTCTGGAGTTGGACGATGATAACTAAACTGTGGGAAGAGATAAAAGCGATTTTTGAAGACTTGGTTGATGAGTTCTGGAAGGGCAACATCTCATGAACGGCCAGTTCTGGATGATTAACAACCGCAAGGACATTGACACCGTCCTGCGGTTTTTTCGCCGCCATCTTGATGATTGGAACTACGAGAGACCTGTGGCGTGGAAGTTGGAAGCATATTCCACGGCTAGATCCTTGAGTCAGAACTCCTTGTTCCACATGTGGTGCGGAGAGATGTCTAAGCACTTCTCTGAGAAGGTTTCTGTCACGCCTGATGATATGAAGAAGCTGATGAAGAACGAGTTTCTGGGCACTGAGGACGTGGTCGTAGGCAAGACAACGATTCCTAACCAGTTGAGATCAACACGGTCCTTGGACAAGGGAGAGATGCATCAATTTATGGAACAAGTCTTTCACTGGGGCATTGACCACGGGGTACAATTAACCAACCCCAAAAACAGCGAGTTCCAACGTGCCAAAAACGGCGAGATCTAAATGTTTAACTGCTTTTCAGTTGCTGAGAAGACTAGAAGAGGCAGATGATAACGGATTCTGCGAGTGTGTCACTTGCGGGAAGGTCCAACACTATACCACGGTTCACGGTGGTCATTTTTTACCGAAAGGAAGTAGTTCTTTCTACGCTTTTGATTCCAACAATGTTTGGCCGCAATGTCCTGGATGTAATCTTTACGGGATGAGACACGGTTCAGCAGCGCAAGTTTACACCCTGTTTATGATCCGAAACTTCGGAAAAGAGCATGTGGATCAGATGCTTGCAAATCAGCGGACAACCGTTAAGCTGTATACCCAAGACTATAGGGATATGTTGGCAGACTTTAATGCCAGAATTAGGGAAGAAAAGAAAAGGATTGGTGTGCTTTGAATGCGGCATCCAGGCCGATCACGCTCACCACGTTGTACCTAAGATTTTGGGCGGTACAAAGACTGTTAATCTATGTGCGCCATGCCACTCAAAGGTGCATTCGCCTCACCTTCTGAGAACGTCAGAACTCACCAAACTAGGCATGCAGAAGCGGCGAGAGAAGGGGTTAACAATCGGACCCATCGCCAGTTTCGGGACTAAGCATGTCAACGGTGTCGTGAAGATAGTAGAAAAGGAACAAAGGATAATCAAGCAAATGATTGCGATGAAAGATCAGGGTCTTAGCTTGAGAAAAATTGCAAAGCATTTTGCAGACAAAGGAATCAAGAATAGAAACGGAAAACCAATGAACGGTAGAAACGTCTATTACATTTTTAGGAGGCTATGATGCCAACAATATGCGTTGATTGCGAAACCATCATGCGTGAAGGAGAGCTAGATTATTATGATTATTGCGATGATTGCGCCAGCCCTGAAACTCAAACATTTAAATGCCCAGAATGCGAAATGGATTTTATTGGAGATCTTATTTTAAACGCTTTCAATCTCGGTAATCCGTTATGTTATGAGTGCTACAACAAATCACAAAACAAACCAAACGAGAGTTAGGAGACTATGATGCCAAACGCAACGGAAGAAGATTGGGATCAAGTGAGATGGATGGCAGTGGAGAAACCACCTCATTACAACGAAGGCGAGATAGAGTGTATTGATTACATCAAACAACAGCTAGGCGATCAGTTTGGCGCTTATCTGTTGGGTAATTGCCACAAGTATCTTCACAGGCATAAGTACAAGGGATCTGCTTTGGAGGATCTCAAGAAGGCTCAATGGTATTTAAATAAGTTGATCGGAGAAACTAACTAGAGTAGTATTGAATGTGTCGGCGAGATTAGCAGTCTCTTTAATGTCCGATTGCAAGCAGGAAGAATCGTGGTCACAACCGACACGATTGAATCCTACCATATGTGCAATCCTCGTTAAAGACTTTCTCTCCGGCTCCAAGCACATGGATACGTCCGCTTAACCGCGTCTCCCACCATGTAAAAAAAGGGGAACCAGCAAGTCTTGGAGGGTATGAGTGGACTAGAACGCGAACCTATATTGGGAAACCTTGGGTGTACGCAGACTAGTCGGGAGTGACCTAGCTGGGCGGCTTGTGAGCCGTAATCACTTCAGGCAGAGCTTCACAAAGTAATCTGCTCCGGATGCACGACGACCTCGTCTCAATTTGCATTATGGCAATCACTAAGAAGTCATTTTTATGTCTTCTTGGGTAAGTATTGCCGGAAGTTACTCAAACCTGAACTCATTCGCATTATTTAAGAGATGTTAATAGGAGAAGAGATGTATAAGGAAAACAACGAAGACTTTAGGCAACGTTGGAGAGAAAGTCACAAGGTAGTTGAACTAATCGCCATGACGATGCTGAGAAAAGGCGCTTGGGTGCAGATCCTTCCACAGGAATTAACACCGAGCTTTGAGGAGCGGCACAAGTACGCTGACAACGGTGATCTCAAGATCATCAGGAAAGGCAAGGAGGAGGTCTGCGAGGTCAAGGGATCTGGATACGAATTCAAAAATAACAGGCATCCTTTTCCCACTGCCTTCCTGTGTAACAAGTGGTCGTTTGACAAAGCTGATCCCAAGCCTCGTTACTATTTCATAGTTTGCAAAACACGGAAAGCCGTGCTGATCTTTGATACGAAAAAAGACCGTGAGCATATGAAAGTGGTTGAGGTGACTGATAAAAAGCGGCCCAGGCATGAGACTTATCAGGCTTATTGCGTGGACTCAAGACTTCTTCTCTATCGTGAATTAAGTTAACAAATCAGTTGACATCCATATTTGTTGCTGAGATACTCGTTACACATATTCGGTCCAAAACTTTCAGCGTGTTTCACCATGACCTTATATAAAACTGGAATAAACTACGCCGAGAGGGTGCGATGCCCTCACCACTAAACAAGGAGAAGAGTGATGGGAGAAATAGTAGAGTTTAGAGATCCTGCGATAGACAGGATGGACGAGGTTTTAAAGAAGCACTGGGACGAAGTGTTTGATTTGATTTATGATGAGCGTTTAGATCCTAGCGCGACAGCGGGGCTGAACTTCCACATGGGTTTGGAAATCGTGCGTCAGGTAATGAGTACGGCGATGACGGAAGAGGAATTGAAGGACTTTGTGTTGAACGCTGTTGAGATGCACTTTGATGATTAGAGAGCATCAGAGACTAGCGATACAGATGCTGCGGCAGTCTGTAAAAGAGGGGAATAAGAAGTCAGTACTAGCGGCTCCTTGTTCGTTCGGTAAAACCAGAGTGGCAATGGAGATTCTTAAATCAGTCGTTGAGAACGGCAAGACAGGGATTTTTATTTGCGACAGAATCAAATTAGTTGATCAAGCGTTGCAGGAGTTTGACCGCGCAGGTATTAGATGCGGGGTCATGCAGGGTGATCACTGGCGAACAGATCCAAGTGCGCCGGTCCAGATAGCGTCTATTCAGACGTTGGCGAGAAAAAGATACCAGCCTATTTTTCATGTTGCGATTGTTGATGAGTGTCATACTCACTACAAGGCGATGACTGAACTCATGGAGAAGAACAGCAATGTTATTTTTATCGGGTTGAGTGCCACGCCTTACTCAAAGGGATTGGGTCAACACTACACTAATTTAATCGTGCCAATCACTACTAGAGAACTGCTAGAAAAGGATTATTTATGTCCTGTGCGTTACTTTGGCGGTAGAACTGTTGATCTCAAGGGTGTCAAGACTAAACGTCTTTCTACCGGAGGTGTAGACTATGATCCTAAAAGTTTATCGGAAGCGATAGATAAGGATGATAAATTAGCCGGAGACATCATTGAGAACTTCAAACGGTACGGTAAAGGGCAAACAATCGCATTCTCACCATCAATCAAACATTCAAAGAAGTTGGTGGAGATGTTCCAGAGCGAGGGCATCACGGCGGAGCATATTGATGGATACATGGATGAAGAAGAAAGACAAATCCTCTTTGAAGCGCACGACGAAGGCGAGTTCCAGATCCTAAGTTGCTCCAGGTTATTGAACACCGGATACGATGCGCCGAAAGTCCAAACTTTGATAGATTGCTTCAGCACCAAGAGTTTAATCTCGTTCATCCAACGTGCGGGCCGCATCGCAAGACTACATCCTGACAAAGAAGAAGCCATTTACCTAGACCACGCAGGTAACGTCACCCGACATGGATTTCCCGAAGACGTTGTGCCCGAGTCGTTGGACAATGGTGAGGTTAAGTTTGACGAACGAGAGTTGGTCAAAGAGAAGAAAGAACCTGATCTCGCGGTGTGTCCACAGTGTTATCAACATTATGTAGTCAAGTGTGCTTGTGGTTACGAGCGACCCGTTAAAGAGATGCTGAAGAGTGATGACCAGATCCTCAAAGAGCTGAAGAAAACTAACAGGGAGGCTACCACAGAGGACAAGGAAATCTTCCTTGGCGAGCTACAATTTTATGGTAGACAGAAAGGCTTCAAATCAGGTTGGTCCTCATGGGCTTATAGAGCAAAGTTCGGTGTATGGCCTAACAAGATAGATCCACAAGCGACAATTCATGTATCGCAAGATACGCAAAACTACATCAAACATTTACACATTAAGAGGGTGAAAAGTGCTATCTGACATTCTACAGCGATTAGACAAAGTAAGAAGACAGGGCGATAGATACCGCAGTGTGTGTCCGGTCCATGACGGCAACAATCCAACCGCGTTATCGTTGCGAGAAGAAGATGGCAAGGTCTTGATACATTGTTACGCGTGTTTAGCCACTGGACCTGAAGTCGTAGAAGCTCTGGGTCTTTCCGTGAATGTTCTGTTCAGAGACGAGAATAGAAACGTGACTGACATTCCTCGTAAGGTGTTAGAGAAGGCGCAAGAGGATAAATGGTTCATTGAACTATACGAAAACGAAAAGGAGAAGGGAGGCAAAATTGCCTACACAGATTACAAGCGGTACAGGTTAGCGAAAGAGAGGGTAAAGCTGATAGCCTAAAAGCTATCCCACGGTTTACTATCCCACGGTTTAAGGAGAAGAAGATGGAAGCAACAAAGATTGAGTTACTGCAAGCTTGGATGACGTTGGTCAAGGTGATTGATCATGAGAAGGTAGATCCTTTCCATAGGCAGATTGTGCCTGATGTCCTGGATCTATTAGATGATTTGCAGCGGAGGAAGAATGAGAAGCTGTAGAAGAAAGGAGTGTGACTTGGATTTACCTGAAGGCGCTCACGCGAGTAAAAGATACTGTTCAGATGAGTGCATGAAGTTATCCAGGCAAAAGAACCAGCGAGATGCCAACGACCTTTGGGAGCAGAAATCTCATCCGACATGGGATTTCTTTAACGCGACAAGAACATTAAAAATTGCATGGGTGAAGACATGAAGTTAAGAAGAGATACAAAGAACATCGTGCCTAAATTGGCAACGGCGATAGAAAAAGAAGCAGCCAGGAATGCCATGGTTGATCAGCTAGAGGACTTCTTCAAGAGAGGCGGCAAGATCCAAGAAGTCAAACAGGGCGCAACCGCGTTACACTTTGGTAGGACCAAGAGGCAGCAGGATGATCTTCTTGCCAAGGGTAAGGCCGGAGCCAAAGCAATGAAGAAAACTAAGTGACAGATAAGCAGTTAAAGATGTTAAAGATCTTATCCCGATTGGACAATTGCATCGTCGTGTTTGAAGACGATACGATCTATACGGTCAAAGATAACGAAGTGAGAAAAGTTCATTTGTCAAGTACTACAAAACCACTTTTTAATTTGGATGAGGAAGGCATCTAAAAAGAAGCCTATACGCACTTAGGCTTTCTATTAGAAGCCCTTACTTAATCTGAGGATAACTAAGTAAAAGAAGTTCATTTGTCAAGTACTACAAAATGGGTTTTTAATTTAAAGGAGAAAGAAGAATGAAGAATAAGATGAACAAGGTAATAAAGTTAATCGGTGATCTTGGCGAAAGGTTCTACTATCCGATCATGGCGGTAGCGGTGGTGTTCCTATTTGCGGCTGTTGCTACCTCGGTTAGCTGATGTTGTGCGGCGAGTGCTGGTTGCTGTTGGGTGACCCAGTGTGCAGAAATTGCTAAGATCATGTGCTAGAATTTGAGGATGAGCAAAGTAACGAAAATCCTCAAGAACAGTATAGAGAAGACGCTTAAAGACTTGGCGAAAGATGCTCGCGATGGCAGGTTGACGTATTTTCACATGCTCGCGCAATACGAGGATGAGGAGTACGTCACTTGGCGTAGAGTTGACGTAGGCGAGAAGTCCTATGATCCGCAACATCTATTGGCTGAGATCGGCCAGTACAACGTCCTCACTCAGAATATTTTCTTGGAAATATGCGCTCAAACAGAAGGGGAAGATGATGAAGGTATTGATTGATCCTCATGCGTTAGAGAATTTGCTCGGACCCATGATCAAACAGGCACCCTTTGTTGCTCAGAAGGCGATAAACGACACGCTGTTTCAGGCTCGTAAAGACCAGTTGCAGAAGATGAAGACCTCTATTGATAAA